GTCTTCTACTGTGTCTGCCAGTAATAATGTGTTTGAGTAGATATCTGGTCGATCAATACCCTGCAATTCCATGGCTGTTTTAATCTCTTCATAGGAAAGAAGGTGGATATCAAACTTATTAAATGTTATCTGGCGGTCTTCACCATAAAGGTAATCAAGTCTATCCATCATAGAAGAATGCTTTGATGCCTTTGCAAATGTTGTTTCTTTAACAACCTTGGCGTGTGTATTCATTAAAAGTTTAAACTCTTGAATTTCTTTTTGTGATGGATCAGAATGGTGACAGTCTGGAGTAACAATAACTTTAATATCAAACTCATCAGCAAGTTCTATAAGATACTTATTGATGTGTGCTTCTGTGTGTGGCATTACCTCAATATAATAATCACTACCAAAGCGTTCTTTAAACCAAGTAATATACTTTTTGGCAAGAGCAAACTCTTCTTCTTCTAATGCTTTTACAAGAACACTGCTTGGACATGCAGAAGAAACAATAATTCCTTCTTTATACTTTTCCAATATAGCAAAATCAAATCGTGGCTTCTTAAAGAATCCATCTGTCCAAGATAGTTCACTAATCTTGTTAAGGTTTTCTAAACCTATTTTATTCTTGGCTAGAAGGATAATGTGATTATAGACAAGATCTTGTTGACCTTCTCTTTCAGACTTATCTCTTGTATCAGAGATGTCTGCACACATGTATCCTTCTAGACCTAGAATTGGCTTAATGCCCTTTGCTTTTGCAACTCGGTACAGTTCCCGATGCCCAGATAGTGTCCCGTGATCTGTGATAGCCAATGCTGGCATACCAAGTTCAACTGCTCGGTCTATATATTCTTCTGGAGTAGCAATCCCATCAAACAAACTAAAATGGGTATGGACATGTAAGCCTACGTAGTTCATACTACCAATCAGTGTTAGTTGATGAGGTAGTAGATGGGCCGTCAAAGCCCAAGTAGAACGCTTCTTGTTCTGCATATGGAATCTTCTTTAGTGCTGACTCCAATGGGTATGGCTCAATGCCTGTCCAGTCAAATGGTTCTTTGTCTGGTGCTGAAGGAATTAGTGTGTAATTGGTTTCAGTACCCTGACCATTACGCTTTAACTTCCATAGTACGTTTGAGATGCTTCCTGTTTCAAGTGCATACTCACGAATAGTATTGAATGATGATTGCTTGCTAATTCCCATGTTCCAAATTGCAACATATGGTGCTTCAATTCCATCATCAACAAGTACGTTGCAATAGAAACGTAGACGTGCTCTCCAGCCAGCCTTCATATCTTTGCGGTGCATTTCTTCTGCCCAGTCACGACCTTCTGATTCCATTGTGTCTACAGCCTTGCGCTTATAGTCCTTTGGATTTGTGTGTTCCTTGACAACTAGTGCAAGTCCACGTTTTTCGTTATAGTTTGCTGAGTCTTCATCCAACTCCTCAACAAATCGGATCTTTACTGATTGACCGTCTGCAAGTTTTAACCACTTTACTTTTGGTCCGTCGTTTTCATATTTTGGCTTTTCGAGCAGGGTTTCTATATTCTTTAATCCCTTTACAATGCTCATATTTTATCTCCTTCGTGTTGTTTATATTAGTTTAACATAGATGATATAGATTTGTCAAATTGAAACTCAAGTTTTTTTATTTCTGCATCTTCCATATCGCCTATGTCTTTATAGTTTTTATCAAGTCTGATAATAGTAACCAAAGATCCAAGTTTTTCAATTAACTTATCTTTCATTATACTACCAGCCTCATCGTTATCTGCAATTAGTACAACGTTTGTGAAGTACTTTTCTAACAATCTAATTTGAGAATTAGACACATTAGCACCCAGAGTAGCAACTGCTGGGAAACCTACTTGATCTAGTCGAATAGCATCAAATGATGATTCAACTACATATACTGTACCAGATGATTTAATTCTGTGCAAGTTAAACAATATCTTGCCCTTTGGCAATCCTGGAGTATTTTTAAAATCTTTGCCCTCAATAGTTCTTGCAACAAAACCAATACACATTCCGTCTGGAGAATGCATTGGCACTGTAACAGAATCTTGTTTTTCTGAATATCCTAAAGAAAACTTTGACCATGATGACATTTCGATTTTTCTATACCTAAGATAATTCTTTGCTTTGTCTGATGCTACTAACTGATTATATAAACGCTTTAAGATTAATTCATCATATGGAACAAATTCTGGTGGCGCAACTAATGTTTTGTTGACAAGTTTTTCAATATCGTTTTCTGTTTCTTTGCTTTTAATATATCTAACTGCTTCAAAATATGTTCGTCCAGACATATGCATAATAAATTCTTCTAGGTTCTTTGTTGTCTGGCATCCAAAACAAAAGAATAGTCCGCTATCCTTAGCAACTTCTCCAGCAGGAGTTCTATTGTTATTATGATATGGGCAAAAGATTATGTAGTCATTACCAAACTCTGCTTCAATTTCCACTCCTGCACCTACAAGAACACGCTTGATCTGTTCTTGCGTATAGATATTACTTGTCTTCATAGTCTTTATACCTGTAGTATCCTTTATCAAAATCTACTTGAACTAAGAAATCACCCATGTAACCATTACGGTTTTTGCGAAATACACATTCAATAATATCACTATTAGTTGCACGACCTAGTGCCATAACCCAGTCAGCATCGTAAGCAATCTGTCTTGACCAAGCAGTTTGTCCAAGTGTTGGAGGACTTGATAGATCTTTTACATCATCAGGAGTAGCAGAGGATATAGCGATGATAGGTACTTCTTCGCTAATGGACATTAGTTTAAGTTCTCTTGAAAGGTTTTTCATTCGTACCGTTTCAGAATCAGCCTTTTGGTTTGGAGACATAAGTTGTAAATAGTCAACAACTACAAAGTCTGGACGGTACTGATCAATCTTTCCACGAATAACAGAAGGTGTTACCTCTCCACCGCTATCATTAGAAATAATATGAAACTCTGGACGACCTTCAACTTTGTTGTGATGCCATTTCTTTAGCATATCAATTTCTACTTCGCCATTAGATAGTTTCCTGTGTGACCAAAGACCTTCACCCATAATAGCAAGAACACGATTACGAACTTCTGTCTCGCTCATTTCAAGTGAGATAATCATTGGAGACTTGCCTTGCTTCCATGCCTGCACTGCAAAGTAAAGAGCAAGCCAAGACTTTCCAATTCCTGGATATGCAAGGAATACACCTAACTGCCCTGGCATAATTCCAGAAGGTAAGTAATTATCAAACCCTGGAAGACCAGTCTTAATTCCAACATGTCCAAGTTCTTTTTGCTTCTGTACATTTTCAAAATATATAACCGCAGAGTCAAGATCTGTTGCATCAATGTCGCGGATAGCAGATGTATTCTTTTTTAATTCAGAAGTCTTTGTTATAAGGTGCTCAAGTGCTTCTCCACCATTACCGCTTTGAACTTCGCCTGCAGCATTACGTAAAATATCTTTTAGGCTATCGTTAAGATATTCTACCTGTAACTCTGCTAGATGATGTTTGGTTGCTCCAACTCCAGCAACTGGTTCGAAATCTCTAAACTTTTCTCTTACTAAATCTGCTGGTGGAATGCATTGGTTGTTTTCTGAATAAAGACGAATAAAGTTCCAGACATCGTTGTGGGTTCTTAAAAGGTTTTCAACATTTGCCTGCAGCAGAACGTGAATCTGCTTGTCTTGTAATAATGCAGAAATAACTTTTGCCTCTGTATTATTCACTCAACCACTCCTTTGCTAATTTTCTACGAACCATTCGATCTTTAATATCTTGTTCTGTTTCTGCTTTACCGTTTAATATTTTTTCTGCATTGTATGAAAAATAATTCCAAGAAGGTTCTTGTGCAATAGAAAAGTAATACTCTAACAAGTCATAACACTGAGCAATTCCGTATGACTCTACAAGGCCGTCAGCAGCCCACTGCTCAACGTTTAGATTCATGTTAGACTTCTGACCGTACTTCTGCAGGTAAAACTTATTAAACCTACTAAGCAAAGCCATTCGGTCTTTGCGATCAGCCATTGCTATTCGTTAATTTCAGACTTTGCTTCTTGAATCTTATCAGTTAGTTTGTCTTCAACAAATTTATAAATACGCTCAAAGGCTTCATCAACATTCTCGCCCTCACGCTTTGAATCAACAATGCCAAGGTCAAGTCTTAATGACTGAAAGTTGCCAAGATTTAAAGTATAGCCTAGTGTTACATTGATTTTTGTGTTTTCGTTTTCCATTTTACCCCACCTAATTTGTTTGTTTTTACAATTGTAGCACACTCTAGCCGATTAGATATTTTCTGACCAAACTGGAATATACCGTCCATCTTCTGTCTTTGTATATGTAAGTATACCTTCTCCCATTCGCCTTGTCAACTCTTGACTTGTAGGAGTCATATTATTTGTTATTAATTTATCTTTTCTTGGTTGCCCAATATGTATTGTTGCTAGTATAGAACAAATCTCTCTAACGTGGTCTTCTGAATAATAAGATCTAATTTGCCAACCAGTCTTACCATCAATGCTTGATCCAACTGGTGCAGGAATGA